ATCTCTAATGATCCCGTAGATTTGAAAGACTTTTTATCTAGACCTATTAAAATCGCTAGTTGGCAATGGGGACCTTCAACATTTAACCAAGTGTTAGACCCCTGGACAGCGTTATTAACTAACAAGCGTGTAGCAAACAGAATTTCTAATTACAATCTTTTTAAGGCTAAATGCCATGTTAAGATTGTGGTTAATGGAAATGGATTCTTTTATGGTCGGATGATGGTCACTTATTTACCTTTTCATGTGTTAGCTAATCGACTTCAAATTGTGTTAAATCCTGACGCAGCAGATGCAGACTTTGTTGGCATATCTCAAAGACCTAAAGTCTTCTTAGATCCTACTATATCTGAAGGAGCAGAGATGATATTGCCATTTTATTATCCTTGGACATATCTTTCTCTTACAGAAGATGTTGATCAGTGGTATATGGGAGAGTTAGCATTTAATGCCATAGTCAATCTCAAGCATGCTAATCAGGATTTAGCTGTTGCTCAGCAAGCTGTAACTATAACAGTATATGCATGGTTTGAAGATGTCGATTTACAAGGTCCTACAATAAGAAATATTACTTCGTTAGCTCCACAAAGTGGTCGAGAGTGTGAAAGCATTAATAAGCCAATTAGTCAGACAGCCACAAATATAGCTAATATTGCTAGTGCAGTTAAGCAGATTCCAGTTCTAGCACCGTATGCATCAGCAGTGGAAAAAGCAGCAACAATTACAAGTAGTGTAGCGTCTGCACTGGGATATAGTAAGCCTATTGCAGTAGCTGAACCAGCACCCCTAGTGCCTCGTGTGGTCGGTTCAATGGCAGTTACTAATACTACGTCTAGTGCTATGAAATTAACTTTAGATGTTAAACAAGAAACATCGATTTCACCATTAGATGTTAATCTTAAAGCTGATGATGAGTTGTCATTTACCAGTATAGCTGGGCGTGATTCGTTTTTAAATAGGTTTGTATGGCCTAGAAACGCTGCACCTGGCACTATGCTAATGAATTACAAAGTGACTCCTTACTTATCACGTAGTGTAGGTACTCCAGCTAAGACGCATATGACAGCAATGTGTGGTGTTGCAGCTTGCTTTAAGCATTGGTCAGGGTCTATTATATATCGATTTCAAATAGTTAAATCAGCTTTCCATAGAGGTAGGTTGCTAATAGTTTATGATCCTAAAGATTCAGTCGCAGTACATGAAGACAATGTGCATTTTACTCATGTTGTTGACATAGGTGAGACTAGTGATTTTGAGCTTAAAATTGGCAATTATCAAGAGAGAGAATGGTTAACTGAATCGGCCCAGCCGTGGTATTCAGAAGTGATGTTTGGCTCAAGCCCTTTGCAAACATCTGGATCTACTGACGCTGTATGCAATGGTGTAATAACAATATATGTGCTTAATGACTTAACTACCCCTACGTTCGATGAAACTCTCAATAATGACATACGTATAGTGTGCTATGTGCGAGCAGGTGATGATTTTCAAGTAGCTGTACCTACAACTATAGCTAATTTTTCAACTGTAGTACCGCAGGCTGGTATTGAAATGCCATTTTCTAATAACTTAGAAGTGGCGGACGATGTCGGATCTGGTTTGCGGAGTGAGTCGCACAGTCATGAGATGATTTCTATGGGGAATAAGTTATATATGGGAGAGACTATTACTAGCTTTAGAAATTTGCTTAAAAGAGATAACTATTATTCCACAGTCGTTATTCAATCTGAAAATCAAGGCAACATATATACGCATCCAGCACAACCATTTTACCCAAATATTGTAAATGGGTTTCCGAGATCTGGAGCGACCACTAATGATTGTGAAATGACAATGGTTAATTACGTTAAGCTAGCGTTTAGTGGTTATAAAGGAGGTATAAGGTGGAAGTTACTGAATTGCGGCCCTACAAAGGGTATGGTGACAGCAATTAGGGATTATATCTACTCTGGTAGTTCATTTACTGACGATACATTTAATTATGTTAACGCAGCAACCTGGAGAACTAGCATTAAAAATCATATTGGACGACAAGTGATGTGTGGAAGTGGCTTTAACCACACTGGTATTAACCCGTTATTAGAATTTGAAATGCCGTATCAAACAGCTAACAAATTCCAGATCGTCCAAACAACTAGTCCAATCACGACAACATTCAAATTAGAAGAGCCTGTTTTTATATATGGCTATATACGTGATGGCTCAGCAACTGCAGACAATAGTCTTTATATGTTTGTTTCAGCAGCTGAAGATTTTACTTGTTACTTTTTCTTAGGATGGGTACCAATATATATACCATGATAGGTATAATGTTAATTGTAGTCAATTAACAAGCGGCAGG